ATACGAGAGCCATTTGTACTGCCATTAGCCAATAATAACATCCTTTTAATTTCCGACCTACATATTCCGTATCATAACATATCAGCTATTACGGCTGCCTTAGATTATGGTCAGGAGGCGAAAATTAATACAGTTATTATTAATGGAGATTTGATGGATTTTTATCAGATGTCACGCTTTGAAAAAGACCCTCGCAAAAGGTCTGCTAAGTTTGAATTTGATAGTACAAAGGCTTTCTTAGTGGTTCTTAGGGCAACATTCCCTAATGCACAAATCTATTGGGTTAAAGGCAATCACGATGTACGTTACGAGCAATGGTTAATGGCTAAAGCACCCGAAGTATTCGATGACCCATATTATAAGTTAGAGGAACGATTAAGGCTCAATGAGGAAAGAATACACCTGATTAATGATAAGACTATTGTTAAGGCAGGGAAGTTAAATATACATCATGGGCATTTGTTTTTTAGGGGATTTGGCTCACCAATAAGTCCTGCTAAAACAATTTATGACAAAACCTACGAAGATACCCTTTGCTCTCACGTACATAAAAAATCAGAATTTTCAAAAGTAACTTTATCAGGTAAAATAGTTACTTGTTATACAACAGCTTGTCTTTGCGAATTGTCACCTGATTATGCTCCATTTGGGAATAGCTATGTGCATGGGTTTGCACATATAACAGTTGGTAATAATGGTAATTTTAATGTGAATAATATAACGCTTTAACATGGAAACTTGGCAAATGGTTCTCGCTGGAATGATTCTTTGCATTATTGCTGGAATGATTATCCTTTACCAAAATCACCGTGAAAATCAATAGTTGGATTTTGGATTTTCTCGGTTGGTCTTTGTAGTTGTATTATCAGTTTTCACCTGACTATAGTGATATGTTTAATCAATGGTGGATATTATACGCATTTGCGTTAATTATGAGGAAATCACTCACCATGAATGTCCAGTTAATTTCGATAAAAACTGGACAAATCGTTATTGAACAACCCTAATTTTAATACAAATATTCTTTATTTTTACCCCTATTCTGTTACTTTACTACAGTATTATAGGTGGATAAGCAATACAAACATTCGCTTAGCGATTAGTTATAAGCAATAAAATTAAACGACAACGCTCTTAGTCGCTTCGTCAATCTTTGCACATTTTAACCAACTTATATCACCCCATTTATCTTTATTGTTTTCTAAATGATGTTCGCACTTTTGGCAATTTGCTGAACCTATCATTGTGCCTGTATCTTTGAACATACATCTTTCTACACAATCTACATCAGGCTCTTGTCCTCTTGTTTTAAAATAATATCTTTCCATCTTCTTACATTTTTATTTTATACCCTAATTTCACCAATAACCTATCCTCTGACCTTATTTTAGTCACAGGGTTATAATCCTCCATCTGATACCCTGCGTGTGCTGACAAGCCTTTAAATAGCCTAAATCCTAATCCTGCGGAGTTCTCTAAAAAGGATGCGTTATTCTGTTTTGGAACTTTGGCGAATATGTCTGACTGGATAAAAATAAACATTAAGTCATTCAGGTTCAGGTTTACATTGATTTTTACCCCTGCTCTATGAGCCTTGCCGTAGTTCTTATATAGTAGTCCTGCATGGAAGCTATCATCCTGAAAGTTGGTAAAACCTCCCATTACGGCATAGGATTGACTTTTAAAATCTGTTGTACCTATCTCGGTAAGGATGGTGGTGTGGGTTTGAGCGAATACTCCAATGCTACAAAGGAGTAGTATTATGGTTAGGTTAGTTTTCATTTTTACAAGCCAATACGGCTTATGATTTTAAATTTATACAAGGCGTTAGTCTAGGATTATGGGTCTATCAATAATAGCTTCAATTTCAGGATTAAGACCTTCAAAGTCTTTTAGCTTATCATTCATTAATCGCTTTGTTTCTGACCTATCCTTTTCAATCTGTATTCGGGCGTATTCGTGCATGGCTCTAATCCAATGTTCTGAGGTAGTTCCTTCAACAAATGTGCATCCGTTTTTATTTGATATTTCTATGGCTGTTTCTGCTTTCATCTTTATTTATGGGTTAGTGATTAATAATAAAAGTGGTATCTGCCATTGCGTTCATTGCATCAACAAATAATTTTAATTGGTTCTTCAACCTCTCATTCTCTGCCCTTAGTTGAGTGAGTTCGGAGAATTCATCATACCCCCTTGTATCAGTTAAGAAGGCATCTATTAGCTTATAGTCAGGTTTCTTTTCCATTTCTTTGGCTTGTTTCCATATACTTGACTCTTTATTAATTTTTTCTATTACTGAATCTGTTGATATATTATTTTTTGATAATTCATTATATAACCATTCTATTGCTGTCTGTTTCATAACTTTTCTATTTCGGATTTCACTTCTAGCCAGTACCTAAAATCAGCATCCATATTCTGTAATTCATAGGATTGGTATTCAATACCTTGCTCTTTTAAATACTTTTCAGTTCTATTATCGTATTCGTATAATGCAGTTAGTATCTCATCTACTGCTATCAATGCACATTGTTTAGCCATGTTTTTGGTCATTTTTACACACTCATATTTCTGTAAATCTTCAACATCAGTCCAAAACACTTCTACCAAACCAATGGCTTTTTCTTCGGGTGTTATCATTTCTTATTTCTTTTTAAATTGCTCAAACCATAATTTTTCATCAAGTAAATCTCCTGCTCCTAAATACATTTTACATTCTTGTATTATCATCAATACTTCTTCCTCACTATACATTCTTTCAGCTTGCCATTTAGCACCTTTAATAAAAGTATTTCTTTCTCTTGTTGGTGTTATTTGTTGAGAACTACCAAAAGGAGTTTTTGTATTTCTATTTGGTACTAATCTTAAAGAAGCTTCTTCAATTGTTTCTTGTTTAGGTTCTTCTGTTGGTATTAAGTGTAGATTTTTCATTTCTTTATATTATAATGTTTGTTTAAAATTTTACGTACATCTCTAATCAATAGGATATTAACAGAGGATTCTAATTCGTAATTACCCCATCCCATTAATTTTAATTCTTTGATTATTTTAGCGGTGGTTAGTTTCATAATGTCAAATGTAAATAAATATTTTAATAATAAAAGTAAATTGTAAACTTTTTTATTACATTTGTTAAAACTAATTAAAAATATGGAAACAAAAAGAATACCAGCTAAGCCTATACTTTCCAGTATAAGGGAGCAAAAAAATCAACGCAATGCGGAAATTATAGCAACATATAAGGCGTTGAAAAATATACCAGGATCTCAAAGGGTTGCAGTTGCAGAGCTAGTAGCCGACCAACTGGGTATCAAATACTCTTTAGTTATGCGTATTACTAAACTTTCATAAAAGTTTTAAAAATGACATTTCTATGACAAATAGTATGGTAAAACGTATTACATTTGACTATACCAAAAAACAAAGAAATGAAAACCCAAACCTCCCCAGCCTTTACGATAGTAGCTATCTTAACAGGCTCTTATTTAACCTTATCAATTGGACTTGCTTTAATTAACTTATTATGAATCTAGTTGAATTTTTAAGAACGTATCCTGATACTGATACTAATTTTGATAAAAATGATAAATTAGTAATTGAGGCCTACAATGAAGAAGGTGATATTATTGATGTTTACAATGATTGCAGAGGCGATATTTGCGGATACTTTGAGCGCAAATTTGGTAAGAATTATGAATATCATGGCATTGGCCTTATTAATTTTGAATTTAACGGAAGTTTTGACCTGGCACTGGAAGCCATTAAAGAAGATCTATAATGAACCTTTTAGAAAGATTACTCCCAAAGCATTTAGAAATGCTTAAGAAAGATGAGGTTTTATATCCTCATGCAATTAAAAATCTATGTAAAGAATTAAGCGAGCTTGATTACTGGTGCGATTTAAAATATAGTACAGTATTAAACCTTATTGTTTACCTACGCATTAAAGATTATTCACCAACATCCATTAACGATTTATTTACAGATCATGAGAATACTATCAGTTAAAACAACACAGTTACCAACAGGCGAGCGCATCCAATGGGTAAGCGGAATGCCTAAGCATTCATACCGGGTTATGGATAGCGCAATGTATAATATGTGGGCATCATATGTACATAATCAAGTACATAACATTAAACCAGTCAATACAGTAAGGCCGGGCGGAGTATGTTATTCAGAAGGTCAAGAATCGGTTTTAAGGTTAGCAAAGGAGATATTGTTATGAGATACCACCAAAAACCAAACTCCAACTCCGCCTTTTGGCTGATTGTTTTAGCAACTGCATTTATAGCGGTTGCTTTCATTGTTGAAATATTTATTAAATTTTACTTAGAAGTTATATGAGCGAAATCCAATTACACCAAAAGAAATTGCCAACTTTGCAAGAGCTTTATTCAGATCCGGAAGGGCTAGTAAAAACAGATGCTTTGCAAGTTGTCCTGAATGGTCAGCCTCCAGCATCCTGGATAAAAGTTCATCCATTTATTAAAGGATACAAATACCTGCCTATTGACAAAATAGAATATCTCTTAAAGCGTATCTTTAAAAATTATCGCATCGAAATACTACGCGAGGGATCTTCATTCAATGGCGTGTATGTTGTGGTTAGGGTTCACTATCTAAATCCAATTAGCGGACTTTGGGATTTTCACGATGGGATTGGAGCTGCTCAATTGCAGACTGCCTCCGGGAAGTCAGCGGCGGATTTAGCTAATATTAATAACGGAGCTTTATCAATGGCTTATCCATTAGCTAAAACTGTAGCCATAAAGGATGCTTGCGATCACTTTGGTACTACCTTTGGAAGTGACCTGAATCGTAAGGATACTATTGCTTTTACTTCCGATGATAAGTTGCATTTAGTTGCTCAAAGCAAAGAGGAAAATCGGATGCAAAAGCTAATCGAAAAGGCAAATGACCGGGAAACTCTGCAAACTCTTAAAACTCACTTAACCGAAAACTTACAAAATCAATTCGACACCAAATGGAAATCTTTAAAATAAGGGCATCATCTGCTGGTAAAATCGCTGGAGTAAAAGGACTTGGCGAAACAGGTAAAACCTACTGCAAACAATGGCTTAAAGAAACGCTATATAAAAGGCGCACAGAAATCAAATCAAAATACATTGATAAAGGTAACCGACTAGAGGAGGAGGGATTTACGCTCATGGCTTTGCAGTTGGATTTGGGAATGGTATATAAAAATCAGGAGTTTTTTCAGGATGACTATTTTTGCGGAACTCCCGATCTAATACACAACGGAGTAGTTTACGATAATAAATGCTCCTGGTCTTTAGATACTTTTCCAATGTTTGAAACCGAAATACCAAATTCTGACTACTTTAATCAGTTGCAAGTCTATATGCATTTGACTGGATGCCGTAAAGCCTCGCTATGCTATACGCTAATAGATGCGGATATAGATTTAGTCATGCAAGCCGTAAAGTGGACTACAGAGGCTAAAAATATATTTAAAACTATTAGTAATATGGTTTACACTAAAAGTGCATTTGGCGAGTACATTGAGGAATTTTGCAATGGATTTACAGGCCCTTTTGTTGAGATACCAGAATCCGATCGAATTAAAACCTTTGAGTTTGATTACGATCCGCAAGTAATTGAAAAACTACAATCTCGGGTAGTTGAATGCCGGGAATATATCAATACACTTTTAAAAACCAAATAACATGGCTAACAAACCAATGCATGGATCTATCTGTATGAGTGATTTAAGCGAAGCATTTAAAAAAAATCATTCGGCTTTTAATAAGTCTGAAAAAAACGGAAAACTGTACGCAAATATTGCAGTTTGGATGAATGACGAACCTGATCAATACGGAAATATTCTGTCTTTTCAGCTTAACTCCATAAAAGATGCACTAGACGAAAAGGTATATTTTGGGAATGCAAAATTGCCTAGTGGAGCTAAACCAACACCAGCAGAACCTGCCAAACCTGAACATGATGACTTGGGGTTCTAATGCTACACGAAAGAAAACGAGCCTTTAAACATAGGCTAAAAGTTGCTAATAAAGAGTTAATCGCTAATACACTAGAAAGGTGTATTGGCGATAATTTAACTCCAGCAGAGGCTCATAGATTGCTAAATATACCTTTGCCGACTATATGCGAATGGATGAGTAGCTATTGGTTTTATAAAAGGCCAAATGATGCGGTAATAATAACGTTAGAAAGCAATGTTTAATCACTTACACCAAAAAATTATTTTAGATTATATCAGAGGTCGATCGCTTGTTAAGTATCGGCAAAGAGATGTAAAAAAAGCAATCCTTAATTATTATGCCCAAAAAACACATTAAAACTGATGGCAGAGGCAACGCGCAAGAGCTGGGCAAGGTGGAAACTTACAAAGCCAAACCAAAGGCATGGAAGGAATCGGATTTTTTACGGAATTATAGACTTGCTAGGGAGCGCGTTCTCTGGCAACTATTCCCGGATCGGAGGGCAGAAATTGAACAGTATGTTATAGAACTTAAAGAACAATGGAGAAAGCAGGACAGATTAAAATAGATCCCATGTCACAATACCATAGCCGTAAAACTGCAAAGGTAGTAACACATACTGCAAAGCGTACCGAATGGCAAGATCAACTTGCTTTCTGTAAGTGGCTAAAACTTCAACATCCTAATATTAGATTTAGATCAGATATACAATCAGCCGGGAAACTATCTCCAGCCATGCAGAACATAAAGTCAATTATAGATCCATTTAGAGGATGGCCGGATATTACTATCTACCTTAAATGTGGTAATTATTGCGGTCTAATGATTGAATTAAAGCGGGAAAATTCAGGATTGTATTTAAAAGATGGGAGTTTATCAAATAATAAGCACGTACAAGAGCAGAACGAAGTACATGAATTTTTACGCCAAAACGGATGGTATGTTGTTTTTGCAGAGGGCATGGCGGATGCTAAAGTAAAATTTGAAGAGTATCTAAAAATTATTTAAATTACAACCCTTATGACAGATCCAAACATTTCATACTTTAACAATATAGCTCATACTAAAAAAGGTATGAGCTTAACTTTCTCAGACTTTCTTGAAAAAATAAAAGATGGATATTGGCAAGATCAGGTCTTAAAATATAGGAATGATAAAAGTCAAGAAAGTAAAAAAGCACTTCCCTACGTGACCATTTCCGGACTATTTAAAGAGCGAAACTCTAATCTTTTAACCCAGCATTCAGGATTTATTGCCATTGATATTGATGGCCTTAAAGACCTTAATCATGTCCGCGAGCAGATATGTTGCGATAATAATTTCTATGCAACATTTGTATCATGTGGCGGATCTGGCCTTTGTGCTATAGCTAAGATTAACCCTAAACTGCATTTAGAAAGTTTTAATTATCTAAGCAAATATCTTTATACAAAATACAATATTATTGAGGTGGATGAGAAGTGCAAGGATATTAGTAGGGCGCGTTTTGTGAGCTATGATCCTGATTTGTACATTAACCAAGATGCAATAGAAGTGCAAGTAAAAGCCTATCAAAAGGATAAAAAAGAACCAGCAACTTATGTATTTGTTGAATCGGAATTTACAAATGTGATTAAAAATATAGTTGATCAAAAGGCCGATGTCACCTCCGATTATGGTGACTGGATAAATATTGGTTTTGCTTTAGCTGGGAAGTTTGGCGAAAACGGAAGGCCTTATTTTCATTCCTTAAGTGCTTTGAATCCGGAATACTCTGCAAACAAAACAGACCAAAAATATAGTCATTTGATGCGGACAAAGAAAGATCCTACAGTACCAATAGACTTTATATATAACCTTGCAAAAAAGGAAAATATAAAGGTTGAAGCTATAGACGAAAAAAACATCATTAATCAGCTTAAACAATTTATCGGAAAAAATTACAACATGAGGCGGAATGAAATTAGCCGAAATATAGAGATAGACGGCAAGCCGATTACCGATATTGACCTAAACTCAATCTTTATTAATTGTAAAACCTTTATAGATAAAGCCAATAAAGAGCTAGTTAAGAGCGTGATATTCTCTGAATTTACTAAATCCTATAATCCATTCTATAATTTCCTTAGTGAAAATATAAAAATTAAAGGCACTGGAAATATTGATAAACTAATCAATTCAATTCAGACCGATACCGAAAACCATGACCTTTTTATTAAGAAATGGCTAACATCCTTAATGGCCTCAATCAATGGCAAGCATTCGCCTTTGGTCCTAGTATTAGTCGGAGGGCAAAACACCGGGAAAACGGAATGGTTTAGGCGTTTACTTCCCGATGAGCTTAAGTCTTATTATGCAGAGGATAAGCTAGACCAGGGCAAAGATTCAGATATTCTGATGACAAAAAAGCTAATCATTATGGATGACGAAATGGGAGGTAAGTCAAAAGCTGAAAGCAAAATGCTAAATCGCTTGACATCTAGCCAGACATTTTCAATACGTGAGCCGTATGGCGTTGTTTCAGTCGATTTAAACCGATTAGCTATGCTTTGCGGTACAACTAACATCGAAGGACTTTTGAGCGATCCTACAGGCAACAGGCGCATCCTACCGATTAAGGTATTAAGTATAGATCATGAGCTTTATAACTCCATTGATAAAAAGGCTTTATTTATGGAAATGTATCATTTGTATAACTCCGGATATAGCCATAATTTGAGCGGTGATGACATTGAGATATTGAATAAAAGCACAGACGAATTTAGAGCCGTATCACAAGAGGAAGATATGCTATTGAAGTATTTTGAAATCCCCGTAAATGATAATCAATCTGAATACATGACCTCTACTGAAATATTGAGCTATATAAAGATGCGATCACAGATTAATTTAAACCCGGTCATGATAGGTTTACGTATGAAATCGCTTGGATTTACTCGTAAAGCTATTAAAATCAATAAGATAGCTTTATATAAATGGCAGGTAGTAACCTTGTCTAACCCTACTACCAACCCTACAACCTATCAAAATGATGTTTTTTAACATTAATTAAATGTTTTTTTGTTATGATAGGAATTTATAAAATAACTAATCCAGCTGGCGAAATTTACATCGGTCAAAGTGTGAATATTAAAAGAAGATGGAATGATTACAGACTTTATTTAGCTAAAAGTCAAAGAAAATTAAACTATTCATTTGTAACCTATGGTTATCAAAACCATATTTTTGAAATAGTACAAATATGTGAAAAAGACCTTTTAAATAAATTGGAGTGTTATTATATTGAAAAATATAATGCTTGTGATCAGTTAAATTGTGATCCTAATAACAAAGTTTATAGAACAAAACAACAAATAATAAATGATAAATTAAAGGCTATTAAACAACGACAACAACGCGAAGCGGAACATTCCCGTATTAACGAAATAAAAGACCAAAAAAATAAAGCTTGGATTGAGCGTTATAAACGTTCACAAGCTAAAAAACAGGCCATTGCAAATCGTAAAATTGAAATGGCAAAAATTAAACAATCTAAGCGAATGCCTTGGGACATTTGGAGGTTTTAATAAAACAAAAACCAAAATCGGCTGTTGTAAGGTAGTAAGGTAGTAACTATATTCTATATAATATATGAAGTGATATAATGTATATGTATATATATATAGGGGGTTTACAAAAATGATTTTTCTGCTTACTACCTTACAACCATTGGCTTTAAACGCTTTAAACGCAGTTTTTTTTATACTACCCTACAACCTTTTACTAAAAGTTGTAACCTTGCAGACCAAAAACCAGCAAAAAAAGCCTAAAATTCTTACATTATGTTAAATAGAAATGATAAAATACTCCAAAAAGATAGCGATTTGCAAAAATGTTGGGCGATAATTGACAACTTAGAACCATGTGAAGTTTACAACATTGAAAAAATTACAGAAAATAGAAGGGATATTTTTATACAATGCGTAAAACAGAGGATAGATACTTTGAATGATTGTGAATTTAATCCTGATTATACCAAAATTAGGAAGTTATCAGATTTTTGTACATTTGTTTAATTGAATATTCAAATTATATCAAAATGGAAAATAGAGGCGGAGCAAGAGAGAATGCAGGTAGAAAACCTAAAACAGATGAGATAGCATTAATTGCAAGGCTATCACCAATGGATGATTTGGCTTTAGCATTGCTAAATAATAAATTAGAGGAGGGTGATATGGCGGCTCTTAAAATGTTTATGGAATACCGCTGGAGTAAACCAAGACAGGAAGTTGCAATTGATGGCGATCTATTGCTATCCATCCCAGCTCCAGTAATTTACAACCAAGCTCCGCCGTTAGCAAGTACTGAAAACGATATAGATAATGTTTAAATGCTCCCCAGTATTTTATGAGAATTATCAGGCTAAAGAAAAGGTTTTAATCAATCAAGGAGGAACGGCCTCTAGTAAAACCTATTCTATTATGCAACTGTTATATTACCGGGCAGTTACAGAGGCTAGATCAGTTATTACAGTTGCAGGGGAATCATTGCCTAACCTACGTAAGGGTGCTTACCGGGATGCGGAGAATATCTTTGCAGATAATAAATACCTACAGTCAAAATTAAAATTCTGGAATAAAACTGAAAGGATTATCTATTTTAAGAATGGATCTCTTATCGAGTTCGTATCATTCGAGAATGAGCAATCGGCTAAGAATGGTAAGCGTGACTATTTATTTGTGAATGAGGCAAATGGTCTAAGCTATCAAATATACTGGCAGTTGTCAATCAGGACTAGGAACCAGGTCTATTTAGATTACAACCCTACTAATGAATTTTGGGCGCATAGTAAACTTATAGGTTTACCTGATACTAAGCTGATTATATCAGATCATAGGCATAATCCTTTCCTATCGCAAGAAGATCACCAAAGGATTGAAGATATCAAAGACTTAGACCTAGAGCTATGGCGCGTTTATGCTAGAGGACTAACCGGCAAGATTGAAGGCGTTATATTCCGAAACTGGGCAATATGCGAAGCTATCCCGGCAGGTGCTGAATTGATAAGCTATGGCATTGACTTTGGATTTACGAATGATCCGACTGGAATTATTGAGGTTTATAAACTATCTGGTGAGCTATGGGTGAATGAGATGTGTTACGAAACTAGGCTAACCAATATGGATATATGCCGTAAGCTCCGCGAGTTTGGTGTAACGGAAGATCAGGAGATTATAGCGGATTCAGCAGAGCCTAAATCTATTCAAGAAATCTATGCAGAGGGATTCAATATTCATGGTGCGATTAAAGGTCCTGATAGTATTAAGCAAGGCATCGACATTCTTAAAAGATATAAAATAAATATTACGGCGAATAGTCATAACTTTAAAAAAGAATTATTTAGTTATATTTGGAAAAAAGATAAGACAGGCAAAATGCTGAACGAGCCAATAGATGCATTTAACCATTTAATCGATCCGTTACGATATGTAGCTTTAAATAAGCTGGCATCTAAAATTAAACAAGAGTATTCATTTGATTGGAATTAACAATGGGCGTATTTTCTAAAATCTTTAAGGCTGATATTGAAAAGGCAGCAAATAGTCAATTAGAGGCATTAATGCCTGGACTTCAACAACAGATAACCGCTAACCTCTACAATC